ATGTTCCAGTAGTGCCTAATCCAACCCTTACAGTTGCAATACCAATTAAACTATCTGTTATTTTTGCTGCATATAACTTTTCACCATCCTGTAATAATGCTGATGTTCCACCAACAACACTTAATCCATTTCCACCATTAGTAGAATATGTTAATTCATCACCTGTTTCTAAATTATGATTTCTAAAATATATTGATTTTGTAGGAACAAATAATTCACTTAATCCAACACCTGGAGTGCTGAATATAAGTGTGCTTCCAATACCAACTCCTTGAGCAACTGATTCTATTGGATTGAAATATAATTCAGTATTTCTCTTAGCAGTAAAGGTAGTTTTAATACCTGCATCAATTGTTACTATACGAGGAACCTGTGTAATAATTGTAGTTACTGAATGTGCAGCACCTGTTGTACCATTTTGTGCTCTAACAACTCTAACTCTAGAAAATACATCATCTACATTTAATACCTTTACCTGTTCTGTTCCTATTCCAAGAATATCATTTGGTTTAATCTTATTAAGATCACCACCAATATTAAAGAAAGTAACAAATCCAGTTACACCTGTAGTATCAACAGCAACTGTGGTAGTTCCAATACCAGTCATTGCAAAAGCATCAGTAGTAATACCAGCGTTATATGCACCTTCTAATCCAGAAGAAGTTGTAGATAAACCAGAAATTACAATAAGTTCATTTGATTTAAAGTTGTGAGGATTGTCACTAATAACATTCCACTGACCATTAGATCCATTATCAGCAGGATATATTTCTACTCCAGTGATTGTTGTACTTGCAGCACTAATACTAGAAACTCTTTTTCCTAAAACTTTAGATACTTCAATATCAGCACCAAATCCTGCCATTTGGTTACGATTAGTGTTAGCCGTGCCAAATTCTATAGTATCACCAATTCTATATAAATCTCCGCTTGAGGAAATACCAACTTTTTCAATTTTACCTGGTGTTACTGAAGTAACATCAATAGTTTGTTTTAGATCATCAGGAATATATGCATACTTATATTCAACTTCTGATGTTTCAATTAAATTATATGGTTGTGTATTTCTTAACCATGTTGTTTTATCTAACTTATAATCTTTTTGATTTGAATAAACATCATAATTAAATTGGTTAGGTGTTGACTGATAACCATCACCAATTAAATATGGGAATACTGGTCTCTTAAAACCATTAAAGTTCTCTGCGGAATCTGCAGGACCATCATTAACGGTTGCAAAATATGCATAAGTTCCTTTAGGAAATTCTGGTGTAAAACAGAATCTACCATTATTTTCATCAAGAACTGCATCATCATCTACTTTTTTATATGAAAAATCTTCTACAAAGAATCCTTCTGGATATAAACCAGTTGAAGGTCTTCCATCTTTTAATTCTAATAAGTAACCAGATCTCATTTGAGATATAGCACCACCAGATTTGGTTATGTATCCATAAGGTCCATAAATTGGATTACCGTCATATGCCCATCCAATTATAGGAGAATGATCAATAGAGGGAATTTCAGTTCCATTAGACAATTGAAGATCGGTTTTACCATATAAAATATCACCACTTTGGTTTCTTCCAAAAACAGATTCTCTTAATTTACGTGGTGCATATAAATGAGAGAATTGTAATCCCCTATTATGATTAAATTCATGTGCAATAAATCCATCATCACCTGTAAAATTCTTTAAATGTCTTTCAAATAAATTAATTCTCCATTCCTGAATAAGTGCTCTAAATTGAGATCCATCACCAGGAACAGAAACAGCTAATGTGGTATTATCCTGAAGATATCCACTACCACCTTCAATTATTTTAACTGATGTCAATTTACCATTTTCAAGAATTGGTGTAAGAACACAACCAGTTCCAGAACCACCAATAATAATATCAGGTGGTGAATTGTAATTAAGACCACTATTCTGAATTAATACTTCTGTAATTTGTCCATTATTAACTATTGCCTTTGCTTGTGCATTTTTACCTGCACTTAAATTTACATTAGGTTCTCTATTAAAATTAATAATTTCAGAATCACCATATCCATTACCTTGATTTGATAAATTGATTGATGTTATAGATCCTCTAATAATAGGTTGAATTTTAGCACCAAATATTTCATCAGGAGTTCCGTCAAAATCTGCAGTACTAATACCAATTTTACCTGATATTGTAATAGAAATACTTTCATAATTAAAAATATGTGTGCCAATTCCTACAGAAGTTAAATCAATATATTGTTTAGTGTCATAGAAAAATGTTTTTTGATCATCTGGTCCTATAACAGATAATTTAAATTTATCATCACTAATTTTAGTAACATAATAATCAGATCCATTTGTAAGACCTCCTATTTCCTGACCAGTAGATCCATATTGAAGTATTTCACCAGAATTATAAGAATGATTTTCTAAAGTTATAGTATCAATAGAAGTATTGACTCCAACAGGTGTTATTGTTTTTCTTCTATTAGAATATCCTGATCCACCTGAAATAATATTAATTCCTTCAATCACCATCTTTTTATCAAAAGATTCTAATGATTGACTTCCTACACCATAACCAGTTAAAGATATTGTATTAATACCACTAATAGCATCTTGTTTAGATGGATGTAATCTTATATTGCTATTATTAATAACAGAAGCATAATATTCAGAGTCAGTAGATAATCCCGTAACAGCTTTTTGTCCATTAGATTTATAAATTACTCTTTCTGCATTTCTAAATTTATGATAAGTGGTAAATCCAATACTATTACTTGTAAGATCAACACTACCGCCTGGTAACGTATCAAAATTAACTTTATGAGTAATTAATTTAGTATTTACAGATGCTCTTGCATTATTTCCATTTCCACCTGAAATATTAATCTCTGGTGTTTCTACATAATCAAATCCAGGATCAACTATTCTTATTTCTTTTAATGCTCCTGAAACAGCAACACTACCAGTTGCACCTACTCCTACATTATCAGTAATATTTAATTGAGGAGGATTTAATACATCATAATTAGATCCACCAGAAATAACTTCTATAGAATTAATTTTTCCATAGTGAATAGAATCATGTGATTTATAATTTAATACTTCAACTCCATTAATTAAAATACCAGTAAATCCAGGTGTTGTTTTATAATAATTACCATCATTAGAAGGTAAATCAATTTCTCTAAAAATATTTTGTGCTTGTAATGTCTTTTTCTTGAATTTATGAGGTGTTAATTTATTATCTTGAACAGTAACAGCAGTATTTAATTTAATAAAACTAGAATTTGATAAATTAGTTCTACTTTTTGCTAATTTAATAATTAAACTATTAACTCTCTGAATAAAATAAAGACCTTCATTTTTAGCAGTATCATTTGCGTCTATTATACCCAGATCATCTGTAAATAAAGAAGATTTAATGAGTTCTCTACTAGACAATACTCCTGCATCATAAAATTCTTCAGAAACTCTTTGAGGATAATAGTAAACAGCATCACCAGTATAGAAACCATGATCTCCACTTGTCACCAATTGAATTTCTTCACCAACAAAAGTTCCAGAGAAAGTAATTGTTTGAGAATCTAAATTTAATGGTTGTGAACTATATGTTGGGATTGATGAAGAAGCAACAAGATATTTTCCACCACTCGTATATACATTTTGAACATTAGTAGAATATAAGGATGCTTCAGGGAATGTAGTTGATTGTGTTTTTAATATATTTCGTCTAATTGTAAATTTATACGTTAAATCAAGTAATCCCTGTCCTTTAATAGTAACTTTTCTTGCACCATCTACATCGATAATAGTAGATGATGGTTTTACATTTCCTGCATTATCAATTAAATCTGCTTTATCACCAATTCTAAAAGAATGATCTACATAGAAATGAACCAAGTATGTATTATCACTTGGGTCAATTACCTCTAAACTTTTAACTTCAAAAAGAGGTGCAATATTATAAAACCAATTTTTTCCTTTAAAACTAGTATCATTATTACCTAAAGTTTTAATTTTCGCAGTTTCATTTACAGAGAAGTTAGTAGTATCATCAGGATAATTAAGTTTGTTTAAAACAGAAGTAATATTTACTTTAACAGTTTCTGTAGGATCTACATTAGAAGAACCATAAGTGTAAGTGTTAATTCCAATATTTGATGCATCTAAAATATCATGAGTTAGATTAGAACATCCAAAGAACTGATTTATTGATTTTGAAGTATAACTAACAATTCCAGCAGATGCATCAGAATAAACAACCTTTAATTCACCTGAATCTGGGAATCCAACAGTAGAATCTACATCAAAAGAAGTAGATCCAGCAGCAACTCCACCTATAACTCTTGTTTTATCATGTACAACAAATGTTCCATATATTGAACCATCTACCCTAACGTCTCTATTATAACCAGCATCAAAACTTAATTTATAGAAGGTTTTTCCAGCACCAACATTAATTGGTTCTACTTTAGTAACTGGAGCATATGCTTTTTCTGTAATACCTTCATATTTGTCTTGAAATAATGTAGAATTTTCTAATTCAGTAGGATCTCCCTCAACTGCTTCAACTACAAGGTCATTTGTGATTCTATAGTTAGCATTAGAAGGTGTAAAGAGATAATCTCTCGGTTTTACGATTCTTACATCTTCCTCATAGAGTGCTTTGAACAAAATTTCAAAGGATCTATCAGTTCCCTTACTTAAATAAAAATCTTTTGCTTGTTTAACGAAAAGGTTCTGATTTAAGTTAGATGAAAGACTTCTATTCTCTAAACCAGGCAATAACTGATTTTTGGTTTTTAATAGAAACTCATTGAGGAACAAGGAACTTAAATTCTCGACCTTAGACCCTGCTATATGCCCCTCAGAGGTGCTTGAATTGAATACTAATACATCTGGCTTGGTTTCTGCTTTATATGAGGTTATTCCACAAAATCCTCTGATGCAACCAGTAAATGCAGTCGTTGTAATTCCAGTATATGTAATAATCTCACTATCAATTTTAAGTAATCCATAAGACTTTGGAAAACCATCAGTTCCAGCAGGAAAATTGACCATATCAACTTCAATGGTCTCATCATTAAGTGTTATATCAGTTTTTAATCCAACTTGTCCAGTAAGATTAGTTAAATTATCAATTTTAACATAATCATCAATATTTTGTACCAGATCAATAGGACCACCTTGGTATTCTTGCCCTTGGTAGTAAGATTTCAGAAAGTCTGATACTAACGGAAACTCATCCCGTGTATACACAGGAAGTTGATTCTGTACTATGTTACTGAATTGGATTCTTTTT